CAGTTTCTATAAGTTTAAAAATTCTTGTGGGTATATTATATTTTTCCCGTATATATTCATATGTATATGAAATATTATTATTAGTTTCTTCTTTAAGTATTTTTTGTATGATATTTTTTGTCCTCATATTAATTTATTTACAAAAAGTACTTTGTATTGCGGACCACCAAGTATTAGATTCATCTACTTCAGAATCACCAGACATACCGTATTCATCTAATTCTGATCTAATTTCTTGAGTCGCCTCTCTCCACATTTGTAACGGTTTTTTTATTTCATCCCACGCCTCAGGATTTTCTTTAATAGTCCCTAAATAATTTTTTAATAATCTAATACCTTCTTCATATGTCTTAACACTCATAATATTACAAATATCATGTTCTTTATTGAACTCCTCTTTAAGTATTTTTTTAATTAAACTTCTCATAATTTTATTGCATTCCCATCTTTATCTATATACCATTCCCCCTCAATATCTGTATACCCCACCAAATTTTTATTTTTATCAAATTTTCTAATGACCCAATCTGACCCATCAAACTCTTCATAATAAATTAAACTATTATTAACATTAAGTAAATAAGTATCACCACCCACACCATACTGTGAGTTATTAGTATTAATTTTTTCATTTAAAATTAATTCCATTATCGGGATTATGTCGTCATAATTTAAATCAAAATTATTTTCTAAATCAAAAATATATGGAGGTTTAAGTACATTTGCAATCTTATTGTATAAATGAATTTTTTCATTTTCTTCATTTAATATTTTCTTAATAAAATTGTTAAGTAACCTTTCATTGATAGATTGACTAACATCAACCATAAAACTATTATCCCTTAAAAAGTTTTTACCTAACAATACTGGATACTTCATTAAACCTCTATTATTTAATGTAAAATCTGAATTATACTTTTTATCTCCCAAAATAAAATTTAAATTTATACAATATCTTTTATCTAATTTTCCGTTGGAACTTCTAACTCTTTTTATTTCATAATTAGTAAATGGTATCAAATTACCAGTTTCTAAAACATCAGAATATAATACACCATTATCAATAAAAGTATCTCCACAATGTATTGAATTTGTTTCGGCACCTGTATCTATTTTTGATGGTATCTCATCAACACTAAATTCAAAAATAATTTTACTATCCCTACCTATTACGTTATTATCCATATTGTATTAATAAATATTATTAAAACACAAAAAACCATATTCCTATGGTTTTTATAAATGTATTTTAAAAATAAAAGTGTAGTCCCATATAAGAGACTACACCACTAATCAAAGTTATTTTATATTTAAAAATGTTCCTGATCCACCAGCAACAGTTGTTGGTAGAGCGCCGTCCCATTTTTGTGCCTTTAAGAATTCAACATATAAAGGTGTAATCTCTTTTTGTTTTAACTTCATTGCCAATGCCGAAGCCTGTGCATCGATTATAACTTTTGCAGAATCACCTTTAGCTATTGCAATCTTCTCTTGTGCTTCTGCTTCAGCAACTAACTTACGTTGCATCGCCGCTTGTGCTTCTTGCACCGCCTTAGTTTTAGATTCGATTGCCTTTTGTAATGCTTGTGGTGGTGTAATATTTGTCCTCAACTGAGACACCTCAAACCATTTAGATAGTCTTTTATTACATTCCGCCACAATTGCTGCCTCAAATTGTTCTCTGTTATTAAATATCGCATCTACTTCCCATTTATTTGCTACATCATTTACTGAGGAAACTATAGCATTCATTAACCACCCTTGTTCAATTTGTTTTATATCTAATCTTAAATTTTCAAACATATTACCAATTGCAGTTGGTTTGAGTGAATAGTTAAAACTTGGTTTAATAGATGCGGCAAAACCACCTTTTGTAATAACAGTTTGATCTTTATACTCTATGTGTTGTTGGAATGTCGGGAACTCTAACATTTGTTCTGTCCAAGTATTATACATCACCCAACCTGTTTTATATTCATAACTAGATACACCACGTTTATCACCCGTTAAGTTAACTTTGATACCTACGTGCCCCGCATCTACTCTTTCTAACGCAAATGGTTGGATTATAGATAATAATAAACCGATTACAAAAATACCAATTGGTTTGAGTATCCATGATGTATTAAATGTTTCTTTATCATCTCCCCATCTATCTGGTTTTATGACATACATTACATCTCTTGTTGTAAATGCGATAAATCCCGCAATTACCAATCCTAAAATAAAAATTAAAGTACTAATCATTTTTTGTTTTTTTAAATAATTTAATTGTTTCGTTACTTATATAAATAAGGACTCCAACCAACCCAACGAAACTTAATAATTGGAGGAACCCGTTTACTTCTCTACTGACGATATGTTCGCCAAACCACGATGCGATTGCAATAAATCCCAACCACATCAATAACAATTTAAAATACTTCATAAATTTAGTTTTAAAATACAGATACAAAACTAATGAAATAATTTCAATTAATCAAATAATTTTAAAAAAATAATAGATTGTATTATTTAAAATACTTTTTTAAGGATTCGATAGTCTCTTTGGTATTGTTAGGATCATATTTCATTCCTATTCCACCATTAGTTTTCCAAGAGTTTATATTAGTCTGACTATCATCAATTAATATAGAATTTTTGTTTGAGTACTCTTTTTTATCTACACCACTTTCAACAAACTTAATTTTAGGTGTTGGTGATAAATATCTTTTTACTTGTTTAATTTTAGTTTCTTTTTTAGTTTCTTTATCTTTAGATCCTGTCGCACTTAATATAATTGGATCATAATTTTTTATACCATCCCATAATTCTTTACCAATAAATTCAGTTTTTTCACCACTTCCTCCTTCATCTGCACCCATTTTAGTGAATAACACACCACCCATATCTACATATAATGTATATTTAACATCTTTATCTTCATTTTCATTAATACCCATAATGGATTTAATTCTTAATATTTCTTCATTTAGATTTTTCATCAGATAAAAATTTTTCATCTATTTTCATATCACTCATAAACTTATCATGAGATTTTTTGTATGATGTTTGGGTTTCATCATCCGAATCTTTAGTATATTGCCAATTCCAATATAAAGAATCATTCACTTTAAATCCATAATATTCATGCGATTCTTTTTGAGTTTTTGTAACATTCTCACCATTCCAATTCTGACCCACACAGATAAAACCAGATTCTATATTTTTAATAATGTTATCCTCATTTAATGTGGTATGTCTATTTTGAATCCAAGTCAACCTTTCCATTAGATTTTGGTAATACATATTTGCCTGACCCCATCTAATTGATGAGAAGAATAGAACACAATCAGATTCAAATAATTCTTTTGATATCTTCCATAATTCATCAGAAGGTTCATTTATATTTACCCAACATCTATGGAATCCTGAAGGGTTTTTTTTATTATCTTTAAGTAATGCCTTTAACAACCCACAAGAATTCCCTTCTGATCTGGATACGTTACCCTCACAAGGTAATATCTTCAATTCCGTTATATCAATGAAAGTTGCCTTATCACCCAATTCTTCTTTAATATATAAAGCCAATATTCTTGATTTAGGTATATCTATTTTTTTTGGATCGAATTGATAACGGTTTGAGCAAGATAAAAGTAATACCTTTTCTTTCTTTTTCAGTATATCAATAGTTTCTTTTAATTTAGTAAAACCATTTTTTTGAACTAATTCTTCAGACAACATAATTTGTCTTATCCTATTTAGTTCCTCAGTTAAAGTATTCATATATTATTATAATCTAATTATATCTTCTAAATCACTCTTAGATAATTTTATTATATCCACATTTGTAATGGGTCTAAGTTGTGACATTTGTTTTGCAGTTGACATTGAATACCTATTTTCATTTTCAAACCACTGACCATTTTTATATACAAATATTGGATACCAATTATAAGAGTATACCACATATGTTTTACCTGAATTAACGTACATACCTTGTGTATTACTACCTTTAAATGGGATTCTATTTGTCACAAATTCCCTACCCTTACTGTTTGCAGTATTAAATTTCTTTTTTGTAATATCTGATCTATAAAGTTCTTCATCTTCATAATCAGAAACATTAATATTGTCCGTAAATAACTGATAAATTTGGAATGCCTCTAAACCACTAATACTGAAATTATCATTAATAAATTTTATTATCACACTATAAGGTGTACTCCTATCAAAATTTTCGTCTTTTAATGTTTTTAAAATATATCTTTCTAATTTTTCTTTTTTTTGATTTACTTCTTCAGTAATAATTTTTCTTATAATATTTTTCATATTTTATAAATATTCTTTAAAATAAAAAAATCCACACAATATTATGTATGGATTAATTAAAATTTTAAATAGTTATTAAGCTTTTTTGATTTTGTCTATGAAAGACCATACAAAACCAATAGCAGTCATTA